GGAGAAACCTGCAGAAAAACTTTCTGAAGAAGAGGTCACTGAAGAACTTATTGAAGTTGAAGAGGTCATTGAAGAACTTATAACAGTAGAGATAGTAGAAGTATCTAAAGAAGAACTAGAAGATTTTACAGATGAGGAGTTAGTTGAGTATGAAGAAGCAAAAGAAGAAGCTATACAAGAGTTTGTACAAGAGCTTACCAACGAAGAAGCATCAGAAGTTTTAGAAGAAGTTAATGATGTTGGCGTACAGAATTTAGAACAAGTATCAGAAAAAGTACAAGAAGTTGTACAGGCAGTAGTTGAAGAGGCTATTGATAATGTTGAAGAACTTACACAGGAGCAAGTTGAGGTTGTTGCTGAGGTATTACAAGTTAAAACTGAAGATGTTGCTATCGTTGCAGAAGCGATTAAATCAGACACAGTAGTAGCAGAAGCAGTAGAGGAATATGTAGAGAGAGCTGTAGAAAACGCAGATGTAGAAAACTATACTCTTGCTGATGTTGTTACAGAGGTACAATACGAAGCATTTTTAGAAAATCCAATAGAAGTATTTATTGATGTTGACATACAAAATATAAACATTGCTGACATAGGTAATGACATGACTACTGACCAAAAGGAAAAAGCTCAAGAAGTTGTAGTCCCTGTAATTTTGACTAGAATAGCTACTATGGCTTCATTTATGTTTAGGAAATCATTATGATTAAAAAAATATGGAATTGGTTTATAGAAATAATTAAAGAAACATTAAACCTTTCGTGGACTTTAGTTGGTTTAGTTATAGCTACGCTTACATTGACTGGTTCAGCACAACAAATAACAGGACTTGCTACAATAATTACACTTTGCGTATGGTTATTAACTATAAGTTTTAGAAAAGATAAACCCAATAAAGATAAAGGAGTAAGCAAATAATGGATTGTTGTGGCAATGGTTGTTGTGGAGGTAGTTAATGTGTACAGTATTTGTTAAAGAAGACAATTCTTTTATACAAATATGTAATTGTTTACATGGAAGTGACATGTGTAAAGACGAAGAAAGGAATATAGAATATGAAATTACAAGTAATTAGAACACAGTTTGGACAAGACGCAACTAATGGTATGTTGTTTATAGATGGATTATTTGAGTGCTACACATTAGAAGACCAATATCAAGAAGTAAAAGTTATGCACGAAACTTGCATACCTGAAGGAATATACGATATAAAATTTCGTACTGTAGGTGGGTTCCATACTAGGTACAAAGAAAGATATGGTAGTTCTCATTATGGAATGCTTTGGTTACAAGATGTACCTGGATTTGAATATATTCTTGTACATACAGGTAATACAGATGAACATACATCAGGTTGTTTAATTGTAGGTAATACACAAGCAGATTTAGATGTAGGTAAAGACGGGTTTATAGGTGGAAGCCGAGATGCGTACACTAAGTTATACAACAAGGTTGCAAAGCAGTTGCTTATAGGAAACCCTGTAACTATTGAGTATTCTAAAATAAACTTGACAGATAGTGTACAAGATATAGTAAGTAACAATGTACAATTAGATGATATTAAAGAACTTGTAAAAGAAAAAATGTCAGACATTAATGGTAATCTTATAAAGATTAATGCTAAAATAGGTAATAGAATTATTTCATAATGGGTAAGAAAAAGAAAACATATAAAGTTTCAAGCAAACCTAAAGTTGCTGCTATGAATGAGTATATATACAATACTCTTAAAGATGACCTTGCTAAAGAATATACAGCTAATAAACCTCGTAAACCTAAAGCTGTTTATAAAACTCAAGTAGCTAAACGTACTAATTTAAAAATAATGCAAGGTGAACCTGAAAGATATAAACCAAAACCTAAAGTAAAAACATTTCGTGAAGCAGGTTTAAAATATGGTACAGGATTTAAAAGTAAAGGTGGTAAACCTTTACCTCCAACTACATCATTTACAAAAATAGACAGTCGAAAAACAACTAAAATATTAAAACAAGCAGGTTATCTTACAGAAAGTGCTTTGGGTGGTGAAGGTATAAGTAAAGCAAAGTTTGGTATACCTAAAGGTAAAAACCCTACAATTAAAAAAGGTGTAAAGAAAACTGTAGGTGATGTTGTTGGTTATAAAACAGCTAAAAGTGCAGAGAGTACATTAGATGTAGCACAACAAAGACTTGGTGGTACACAGTTTAAACCTTCAAGTAAAAAAGTTACTATTTATGATACTGATACAAAAAAAAGAAAAGTTCCAGGAAGTAAATATGTAGGTGGTAATCAACCTTTATATAAATCAGGTACATCTTCACCATTAAATAAAAAAGTTATTCAAAAAGCAAGTAAACCTTTATCACACACAGCAAAAAAAGCAGTACTTGCTAGAGGTGCAAAACTTGCAGCTAAAGGTGCAACACGTTTAATACCTGGTGTTGGCACAGCTATGTTAGCTAAGGACGTATATAATGTTTTAACTAAATCAGAAGCTACTAAATATGTACCACAGTTTGGTGCAAAGAATGTATCTAAAAAATACAAAAAAGGTAAAAACTATTAGTGTTTGATAAGGTTAAAAGAAAAAGAAATTCTGATGGTACGTTCAAAAAGGACGTTGCGTGGACACCATGGAACGAAGCATGGAGTTATAAAATGAGTGAAGACTTAAAAGATATGATTGAGCGTACAGCTTGGACATTCGTAGAAGCGTTCATTGGTGCATTAACTGTCGCTCCTCTTGTTGGTGTAGAAGCTGAAACACTTCAGTTAGCTGCTCTTGCAGGTGGTGGTGCTGCGTTAGCAGTCATTAAGACATACGCTAAAAAACAAATTACTAAGTAATGGCACACAAAAAACCTAAAATTAAGAACGAAGATAAAGCTAAAAAACTTATCATGAGTGAATTAAAAATTGCTGATGAAATGCGTAAAGCAAGTAAGCAATTATTAGGTACTAATACTGCACGTCCTGAAGTTTTAAGACGTGCAAAAAGATATGCTAAACTAAGTAATGAGTTAACTATGAGAGCTGATGATAGATTAAAAGCGTTACGAGGTTCTCAAAAAACACGTGATAGCTATAGTAAAAGATATGGAGATAAATAATGCCTGTAACTAAAAAAGGTAAGAAGAAATCTTATAAGCCTACAAGAAAAAAAATTAAGAAGTAGTTATGTCAATTGAATATCGTGGAGAGCGTTTCTCAGGTTACAATAAACCTAAGCGTACACCTAACGCTAGTAAATCACATGCTGTTTTAGCTAAAGAGGGTGACAAAATTAAACTAATTAGGTTTGGTCAACAAGGTGTATCAGGTGCAGGTAAAAAAAACTGACGCTAAATCTAAAGCTAGACGTAAATCATTTAAAGCACGTCACGCAAAAAATATTAAAAAAGGAAAAATGTCTGCCGCGTATTGGGCAAACAAGGTGAAGTGGTAATGGCTAAAAAAGTTAGTTGGAAGTGGGGTGGCAAGACTTATTACGGAACGTTAATACGTGAAACTAAAACACATAAGTTTGCTAGAACTCACAATGGTAAAGTAAAAAAAATTAAGAAGTAGGTTTCCTTGAAAGAAAACCTGTAAGCAATTCCCTATAAGCAAAGTTAGCACCTGTTCGTTGCCTACCGTCATATACATCATGATGATGTTTACATAATATAGCTACATTATTAATGTCAAACTTACGTTTTGGATTACCACCCATACCTATTGCATGTATGTGAGCTAACTCTAACCATTTATTATCTGTACAGTAAGCCCACTCACACGCGTAATTAGCCCTTTTAAGAGCTACTTCTCGCATTTCTGATAAGTTGTCCATTAATATAATCCTACTTCTTCAAACCAAGGATTTTTGTTTGTACCACTATCGTATGTAGCTATAGCTTTGTTAATAAATTGTGTAAACATTTCTAGTTTATCAATTGAAAAAGTAAATGTATCTACTCTATCGTACGTAGTATCTTTACCATTTTCTTTCCACAATAGTAATAGTCTTTCTAGTTTTTTATACTCGGTAGTGTAAGCATAAAACTTTTCACCGTCCTCATAATATGTAAGTCTGTGTAATACTACTTTCATACGCAATCCTCTACTTTATGTGCCATACAATATGTACACAAATCTTCTTTATCTAATGTTGTTTCAGGTACTTCATTGCATTCTTTACATCTTGGGTAATCGTAACCTGGAATAGGATAACTCATAAAGTTTTCCCATAGGTTACTCCCAATACAAAAGCAGTCATTGCAAGAATTATTATCTGCATTATTTCTATCATATACATTCTCCTATTTCTTCTATTGGTACAAGTATTCCTTTACTTAAATTGTTATCTCCACCAATAGTTTTGTTTTTCCAATACTTACGAGCTAAGGCTTTCATGCGTTCAATAGGTACAATGTAAACCATTACTATTGTTTCGTCTTCACGAACTAACATTAAAGCCCAATACTCTGCTTCTGTTACAGCTATGCCACTAGGTTTACCACGACATTCATATTCTACAAAATGATTGCCTGTAGTTTCCCATATGTGACGTTCTGATTTAACTTCTATACGTTTACCCTCAAAAAATTCTTTGAGTGTTTCTTCCATTTGTATACCTTTGGCAAGGTCAATATCAAATTTATTTGTATAGTCTTTATTCTTCTTCTGCATTATCACGTGCATTAATTGTTTCATCAAATGAAATAACAAATTTATCTAATAGTTTATTAACTTCATCTACGTTAGGTGATTGTACCTCTAACGTTTTTTTAATTTTAAATCCACCACAAGCATTAGCTAAATCAATAGCCCATTCTTGAAGTTTTGTTTTGTCTGAAAAAATATTCATTCCAACACCTTTCACTACTAGACCAATGATGCCAACCGTCATTGTAAACTAACCAACTAGCTACTGCAGTTGACACATACGGGTCTGTTCTATTACTTGTTATATTTAACTTGGGTTGTAACCATGCCCAAGTAACATCATTGAATTGCCACAAACCAACATCTCTTGTGCCGTTTGTGTTACTACCTACAACAGCAGGTCTACCTGAACTTTCGCAGAAAACAATTAACATAGCTTTAAGTATGTCTTCTAGTTCAAAGTGTTCTTCTATTGTGGGATACCATTCAATTACGTGTTCTACTTTTTCTTGTGTATCTACACATAATAAATAATTATCTACTTCTGCAGGTGTAAGTGGAGTTGTTACTGCACAAGCTATTATTAATTCAATCATTCTTCTTCTAAAGATTGTGGCTTTTTATATTTCCTACCCATAATGTGTAAGTCATATGCCATACAAAATTCATCTAAGTCTTTTATATTAAAGCACACAAGACCATCAGAAGTACCGTCAGGTTTAGCAACAAACACAAAAGGTCTGTCATCATTAGGCAAGTTAGTGTCATTTTGTTCTTTAGCTTTTACAAACCTATTCCATAATGACTGTACTTGCTTACCTGCTTTAACTTCAACACGAATAAAGGCTTCATGCCACCCTTCTTCATGTACACGGAGGTGATGTAACTTCGGCTCAGGCATTTGTAACTGCCTTAATGCTTCTAATTGCTTACGTCTTCCCTTGCGTTTGTTACGTGACCCCTGTCTTTTATAGTCAATCTTTTTATTGGTTACCAAATCCCCACTCTTTCGGTAAATCATTGGAGTTTAACCACCATGACTTACGCCATTTACCTGTGTGAGCAGGACATTCATCTTGGTCACGACCTGAACATACAAAATCAGGACTTCTATCTGATTTCTTGTCACTTCTATTGTCATATACTTTGTTTTGACAAAAAGGACATTTCAAATCATCTCTAACTTTTTGCATATCTTCTACCATTTCAGTAACGCCTCCTAGTATTGCGTCTGCTTTAGTAATAATGTCATCATCATCACTAACATCTGCAACATCACTTGATAATCCAAGTTCTATTTTAGCTAAGTATCCGTCAATCTCACTGTCACTCCAAAGAGATTTATCAGGGTACTTCTTTACCTTTGCATAGTTATCTGCTAGGTCAAGAGCAAATTGTTTCTTTCCTTTATCAACCCCCTCAAACATCTTTTCAACTGTATGATTAATAAATGTTACTTTATCAGCAGTAGGTTGAGAGGTATCGTTAAAAGGTGCTTCGTCTTCACCTATTTCTTCTAAGGGTTTAGGCTCAGGAGCAGGAATTTTATTTTCCTTTTTCCTCATATCTATCTTAGTAACCATAACATTGTCTGTATCAGGGTCACTTGTAGTTGCTAGTGCAGTATGTTCTTCTTCTGATACATCAGAACCCGACCACAGTTCTACACCTAAACCGAAACGCATGCATGCTCTTTTGAATGCGTCACTTTCTGCGTCTTTAAGATTAGTTCCGTCATTAAACTTTGGACTATCTAACTTGAACGTATCAATATCTCCAAAGCCGTCATAACTTCCCATATCTTCAATAGTTATCGTACCTTTAGCACCAACTATTCTGTTCTCACCTTTATGTAAACCATATACAGGTTCACATGACCATGAGTATTTAACACCACTATCACGTAGTCTTTCTACATAATTAGCGTGTGGAACGTAATCCCCGAACTTTCCTGCAGGAGCTTTTTTAACTAGCTTCTTTGGGAAAGGGGATAGCAATTTAACAGGCTTGTCTGCCATATTATTTCCTTCCTTTATTCATTTACTTTTATCTGTTCTCTCTAAATAGAGAACAGTAAAAGAAAATGCTACTTTATTTTGTCTAAGCGTGTAACTCCTCTAGGTAGTTTCTGAAAATATATTTCATCATTTATACCTTTGAATATCAACACAGGAGTATCCCCTGTGTACTCTATTCCTACGAGTTGTTGTCTGCTATTGACATTAACATATGTCATATACTATTTATT